TCCAGCACGCAGGCGGGAGTTGTGGCTCCTCAATCACTGCAGACGCCGCGATGACGGACGCGGCCACTTCGACATCTCGCTCGGTGATATCGAACATGGTCACCACCGCAACACGCCGGCCAGCGTCGCGCCGAGCACGATCAACAGCGCCAATTGACCAGCGCCCACCGCTGCCGCCCACAGCGCGTTACGCATGACGCTCACCAGCCCACGTCAGAGGAAAGCAAATCGCGCCGCGTGTCGCGCCAGGATTCGTTGAGTTGACCGGCGTCGATCGCAACCGGAATGGCCGCGCGACGCGTAAGGAAACGGCCGGTCGACGTGATGAAGCCTTCGACGTCGTCGGGCTGGCGTTCCGCCGGGTTCGCATCGCCGAGTCCGGCGCGCAATTCGTAGTGCGAGCGCCACATTCCGCCACCAACGACTTCGCCGGCGCGCTGAATACCGACACCGACGAGTCGTTCGGCGTTCTGGTGGCGACGCAACCGACGACCAAGGTTTTGCGAGAATGCACCCACTATATTGCCTCCAGCACATTAACGGGCCAGGTGACGAACCCGCCCCACTGAGTCCGGATCCACGCCCAACCGTCCTCGACGGCGAGCACGGTGCCGATGCCGAACAGCCAGCGGACGCGGGTGCCGGGCTTAAGCATCAGTGCAGAAACACGTTGTAGAAGCCGCCGGCGCAGAGCAGGCCGTGCGTGATGAAAAGCGCGATGAACGTACCGGCGCGATCGGTCCAATCCTTGTCGCTTTTGGCGAGTGTGAGAGTCGCACCGGCGACGCTAATGACAATGAATGTGAGTTGGGGCCACATGGGCGCTCCTATTACGTTGGCCCGCATGATACGCTAGTTTCGTGTATTGTCAACGCAAATATGGCAAGTGGCCACGGCCTCGCCGTTGACCGTCACCAAGTTCGGCTCGTCGTAGTCCACGTCATCCGGGAGACAGTTGAATTGAGCGGCAATGGTGCGGGCGATCCAGTCCCATGCCGCGGCGGCGTCCGGGGCCAGCGTGCCGGCGAGGGGGTGGCCGTTGGTGCGGGTGAGGGCGAGGTGGGTGCGAGGCATGGCGTCAGCCCTCCCGTCCAACGAGCCACGCGCGCATGCGTTCTGCAGCGGCGATCGGCGACATCGGATGCGGGCCGATACCCTTCGCGTCGGTGATGGTGACGTTCTCCACGATCATGTCGCGACCTTCCATTATGGCCGGCACGCGGTCGTATCGTACTTCGACGGTCGCGCCAGCCCGGCGCATCCTATCCACGAGAACCTGAATCTCTTTTGTGCTGACCACGGCGGCGCTCGTCTCCGTTTCCAATAGGCACATCATACACCGACGCGGCGCACTGTCAACTGCATTGTCAACGGATAATCGCACAACCGGGGAGTATACCTAGGAGCCACAGGCAACCGGCTGAGTCTGTGTATATCGAAAAATGCCCATTTCATCGGTTCTTTTTCCGATTCGGAACAGTTAGAACATATACACAGACCGTTTGAAGAGTTCTACAGAAATAGGTCAATATTACTTACCTGTCTACTCATAATAGCAGTGTATACGTATAATCGCAGCGTACTGTGCGCCCCGTAGCCTATGTAGGCGGCCGTTCCGTTCATAAATTGTAATTCGCGCCAAATTCGCTATATGGGGGTTGACTTTAAGTCTGTACACACGCTTATAGCGCGCTGTTCTACGCTATGTAGACCTTCCGGTTGTGCTCGGAAAATTGCGAATAGAACAATAATTACAGTACGTTGACTGTCAACAGTTACTAGCGCAACGGAACACGTTAGAACAATTGAATATGAACGGGCTGTTCCGGTGCGTGTACGGCTGTGTACCGGACGGCCTCAAGCGGCTTTCTTGTCGGCTACGACTTTCCAATAAGCCTCTTGCCGTAACTCCGCCAATCGCCTCGCACTCAGTCCGACTAACGAGCGTCCCGCCAGTTGTCGCATCATATTTTCTATTTTCTCGGCCATCACGGCGCGGGCAGTGTACGCCGGACCATTGGGTGCATTGCTCCATCGTTTGCGAGCGGCTATTCGCAGATTGTTGATGTGCGATTCGGAGAGCACCTTGCCTTTTTGGTTCTTACCGAAATTTGGGTTTTTGTGAGTGAACTCGCCGTTCGCCCACTTCGCTTTCATGGTCGCGCTCAGTCGCGCCTTGGCCGCCTCGGACATGGGCTTACCTTGTCGGCGCCAGCTCATCATGTCGCGCGCTTCGTCCGACCAAACGTAGCCGGGAACACCGGAGCCGCCGTCCGCTCGATTGGTGCATCCGTGCGGGTTGATGATGCGGAGCTGGCGTATCCAGCGCCGCTCGGCCTCGCGCCAGTCGCCACCCACGGGCACGACCTGGATGACGTGCATCTTGAGCGCGCCATCGGGGCAGGCTGCGATGCGCTTGGCGGTAGCCGTCTTGTCGCCGCGGCGCCCGGTGTATGCGTGGTAATGCAGCCGATCGTCCGGGTGAACGGATTTGCCGCAGTAGAACGCCTCTCCGTTGGACGTATCCACGAGCCAATAAATCGTGGTGGGTGAATCGGCGACGCGCCGCGGCAAGGCAGCCTCCATTTTGGGTGGTGTGGACGATGGTGCACAATAATACACTTGACGCGGATTGTCAACCGTAGTACGGTGCTTGAAATGGAGCCGTAGCCATGAGCGATCTACTGACAAAACGTCCGATCGGCCACGACGAAGCGAGCGAATCGCTGCGCCGTTTTGAAAACGTGTTCTGGCGTAAGGATGCCGAAGGGCCGCGCGCCAGCATCCCGGCCAACCCCGATCGCGATGATGACCTGATCTTACATGCGTACATCGAGCAGCAGCGGGCGAAGGACGCGGAAAGGCACAGAGCGGACCAAGCGGTCTTGTGGCAAGGGCCGCGGTAATCGCCATGTCGACCCTCGTCAAAAAACACTTTTCCGTCCGACTGGAGGACGAACAGATGACCCGGCTTCACGCCGCAACCGATCGCGCCGCGGATCCGTATGCGCCGACCATCACGCGCATCGTCGAGCGTGGAATCGAATTGGCGCTGGCCGAGCTGGAACGAAAGGCTGCGGACCAATGACCACGAACCCCTACGCCCCGACCATCACGCGTGTAGGGCCGGCACTGACGGAGCTGTCGCAACAGGCGGGGACGGCCCAATGAAAGGCATCACCGACGACGAACTCCGCGCCGATGGCTGGTCGGAGATCGACATAGACCGGCTCAACTTCAACCCCGCGACACAGAAGCTTGACGGCAAGAACGTGCGGGACCGGGAAGCCGTCGAGGCTGCGATTAGGAACAAGGAGTAGGCCCGTGGCCAAGAAAATACCTGATGACGTGAAATGGTTCAGGGCAGATCGCGTGGGCCACAACGATGGCAGCCCGGTCGCGAGGGCAAACCCGCGTCGGCTTACCTACCTCGCCCACGGCAAAGGACACGTCATGGTTCGCCACCCCGGCTGTTCGCCGTTTGCGATCAGCGAAAAGCTGTGGCGCTCGTTTCCGCTTGTGGAGAAGGAATAGGCCCATGACGCCATCGCAGATCGCCGCCATGGAAGCGAAGTGCCAGCGGGCTGATTGGGAGCGGCAAGTGCTCTCTAGTGAGCAAAAGGCCGACCACAAGACCGACCACGAGCCGCGTTGTGATTGTGGCTGGCTTTTCGAAATTTGCGACTACCCGACCTGCCCGTGCGCCCGGGTGACCGATGATCCTATCACCGGCACGGCGTCAACCTGAACCAAATCTGCGAACGCGAAGGAGCGGGAAATGAGCAAAGAACTTTTCATCGCCGCGCATGAGGAACTGATCGAGCGGTATCTCGAACGGCATCCGAATGCGACCGAGGCCGAGGCTTACGACCGGACTGCGGATGGCGCTTACGACCGCATGACGGACAACCTTGCGGACATGGCTGACCATCTGCGTCGGCGCGCCAAGGACGAGTGGCGCTAACTGATCGGTGGGACTGACAATGTTTTGCGGCACCCTTGGAATACTAATTCTACTTCCGATTTGGATGGCACTCATTGCGTTGCCCTGGTGGGCCATGTGGTACTGCTATGATTGAAGCGGCGATTAGGGAACGCGAACACCGATGATCCCGCGTGCGGCCTCATGAACTGCACGTACCTGGACGATAAATGCAGAGGGCGGTTGGGATTGGTCTGGGGCCGCCACCAATTCAGCAGGTTGCGAACGCGAAGGAGCGGGAAATGAGCGAGGCCAACTACGAAATCACGGTCAGGGCCGCTCCCTATAGCGACGGGAGTGGATACGCCGCTAAGGCCGTCATCACGCCAGGCGACGATGGCGAGGCTGCGGTGCAGATCGATGTCACATACCGCATCACAGCAGAACAGTGGTCGGAGCTGAAGCAGGTGATCGACGACGCGCTTGGCCTGTCGAACAAATTCGTAAACGCGCGAGCCGCGTGAGCGAACGCTTAAACCACGAACAACGCTGAGGTCTGAGATGGACATCGTGAACGAGTTTTTCCATAAGCACTACCCGGCCGACTACGACACATCATGGGAGATGGACTATTGCGTCGGCGGTCCTGAGCGCCGCTACACGGGCGAAGCGGGGTTTGGTGCCAAGATATTCCCACACATGGTCTGCGCTGATGGCTTTGAGATGAGCGTACAGGGCCATTGGGGAGCGTACAGCCGACCGCGCGGCGACTTCGAGCGCCACTATGCGTCTGTCGAAGTTGGCTACCCGAGTGAGCGCGAGGAATTGCTCATGCCCTACATCGATGGTGACTCCGATACCGACCCGACTCAAACCGTCTACGGCTACGTGCCGGTCGATGTTGTCGCGGAGGTCATCAAGAAGCACGGCGGACTGCGCGGTTAAACTTAGATTAATGCTGCACAGGAGGACGACATGGCTGAATACAAGGTCGAGATTAGCCACGACGAATATCTGAAAGCTCTCGCGCTTTTCACGATGGCACACGAGCACTACGTGAAGGCCGGAACCTTTAGTGAGGCCCTGAACAGGATCATCATGGTCGAATCCAAGAAATATCCCGGCGGCCATGTGGACGAGGCGATCTACTCCGATGATCGCGGGTCGGTCGAGGATTTCAACGAGGCGCTAAAGCGCGAAGGGATCAAGGTGAAAAATGCCGAGGAAGCGCAAGCCTAAACTCCCCTACGAGACGGCCACTAGCGGGGCCGCGGCGCGGAATGAAGAGACGGGATTGCGGACCAGGAGCACCAATTCAGAAAGGCCAGCGAGATGGGCATCAAATTTGTAGCACCGAGAAAATGGACCAAACGCGAGGACGACAACCTTCGTTGGTGGTTTCCTCGCGGGGGCTTTGAGGCCTGCGTGTCGCACAACAAGAAGCGAACTGGAACAGCGATTTACAATCGACTCCGGTTGCTTGGCCTAGTTTGTCGTCGCTGAGCTGCCATTAAGACAGGAGGCGGAGATGACCGACTGCACCACATGCAAGCACAATACCTACGGCGACAATCCCGACAAGCGGTGGGTCGATTGCTGCCACCCGAAGACGCTGGCGAAGAAGCCGCGTCCTGAGCCTGGCGAGCCGGTCTGGGTAAATCTGATGACGGCTGACATGCTCGCTCAGCAGGTGCGGGCAATGAACTTGGGCGAGTGCCCCACATACGAGGTGGCGTGAGTACTTGGTTCAGCGCGTGACAACCACGTACCGGCCTACGCTGCCACGCCGGAAGCAAGTGGCAGCATCATTCGGAGCTAGAACCCGATGAGCGCAGAAGCTGTAAAGCAGATGATCGACAAGGCGGCGAAAGCCGACAAGTCGGAGGATGCCCTGAGATTTTCTCAGGCTGCGTGTAATGCCGCCAATGCGATGTGCGCGCTGGCCAGCGAGAAGACGATCAAGCCGAACGAGTGATCTTCTGCCGCTCTCGGAAACGGGGGCGGCAGCCACACGCTTGTCGTGTCGGCAACGCGGAGGTCGAAATATGCCGACGAAGCTAGAGTGGAATTGAGAAATGTCGTGGTGGGAACTTTATAGGTACTGCGACGGCTTCTTCGGCTGGCAGTGGTACTTGGTCTTGGTTTGCAACGAACGCGGCGATCCCATCGCCTGAACACACGCTTAATGGGTAGAGAATGAACATGAAGCCCGCAGAATTTCCGAACGAACTGACCCAAGCAGCCTTTCGCGAAAACGAGTTGCTGGCCCGTATCGAGCGCCTGACGGCAGAGAACGAGAAACTTAGCGCGGCGCTGAAGCCGTTTGCAGATGCCGTCTATAATGACAACGGCGACATGACCATCACGCCGTGCGACAGGCAATTCTATGTGAAGGCGTATTTCACGCGCCGCACGCTTAAGGCCGCCCCATGACCCCCGCCGAACGCCTCCGCGCCGCGATCCACATGGAGAGCGCAGCCATCGCACCGCAGACCTCCCCGCTCCTTGAGGCGGCTAAGGAGGTGCTTGCGGAGAATGAGAAGATGCGCTTATTCCTTGGCGAGATCGCGGCGATGGGTCCGGCAGACGAAGAATGGGATGCCGACACACTTGCGGGGGCAGTCGCCGTGGCAAAGCGCGGGTTGGCGGTTCATCAGCAGTTAACACCGGAGAAGGAATAGGCCAGATGCTCGACGCGACGGAGAAAGCCGAGATTGAAATGCTGCGCGACATCAAAGCGACGCATGGCGGGTGGCGGCCGTGGAACGGA